TAGATAAAGATAAAAAAAATAAAGGAAAAAAAGAATGAGAAAAAAATTTGGTAATGGAAATATAGTTAAAGGTGGTCTTGGTGCGCAAAGTGTTAAATATGGTTTAGATACTAACTATGATATAACAGCAGCAGATCCAAAAGCTAAATTTATTGCAAAAAATAAAAAAGCAGGAGGCGGAATGATCAGACAGATGTATAAAAAAGGTAAATCTGTAAAAAAAGGCTATCACCGAACAAAAGACGGTAGAATGGCTAAAAAAGGTCTTTACTACTACATGAACAGAAGAAAAAAAGCTGGTACAAGTAGAAAAGGTAAAGGAACTGTTACAGATAAAGCTTTAAAAAGATCAGCTAAAACAGCTAAGAAGTAATGTCTAGTTATTATAATGTCTATAAGGCAGTTAAACCACTTGCTAAAATAGCGGGTCAAAAAACTGTTGCAGGTGTAAAAGCTGCAGCAAAAAAAGCTAAAATGGCTGTTGAAAAGTTTGATATAGATCAAAAATATAAAAAAACTAAAGAAAAATTAGATAAAACTTTTGCTGAAACAGATAAAGTTTTAAAAAAATTAGGTGAGACAATAAATAAGAATAAATAACAAAGGAGAGAGAAGAGAATGGATACTTTTGAGTTAATAACTAAGTTAAGAACAACCCTACACAAAAATTTACAAACAATAGGTGATGGTTTAATGGATGGGGTTGACAATATGGAAAAATACAAATATATGTTAGGACAAGCACACGCTACACAAATAGCGCTACAGGAAATCTCTAACCTGCTTAATGAAAAGGAGCAAAAAAATGAAAAAGGAACAATCATCGACATCTCAGGACGAGATTCAAAAAAATAAACCAGCATTATTAGATAAATACAAAAAAGAAGAATCAGACGTTAAAAGACTTGATCCAGAAGATGTTGAAAGTCAAAAAGATCAATTACCAAATCCAACAGGATACAGAATTTTAGTTTTACCTTTTACACCAAAAGAAAAAACTAAAGGCGGAATTATTTATGCCCAAGAATCTTTAGACAAAGCAAGAATAGCTACAAATTGTGGTTATGTTTTAAAAATGGGAGATTTAGCTTATCAAGATAAAGATAAGTTTAAAGAACCTTGGTGCAAATTAGGAGATTGGGTGATTTTTGCAAGATATGCAGGATCACGATTACCAATAGAAGGTGGAGAAGTGCGAATACTAAACGATGATGAAGTGTTAGGGACTGTTAAAGATCCCGAATCAATTCTTCATTACATTTAAACATAGGAAGGAACTATGCAAGAAGAAGACATAAAAAAAGAACCTATGGTTGACGTAGGAGACACTAATGAAAGTGAAACTGAAGTCGATCTAGAAAAGAAGCCGGAAGAGCAGACAACTGCTGAGAAGGAAGAGATCAAAGTTGAACAGGTGGAGGATACGCCTGTTAAGACTGAGGTCAAAGAAGAGAAAAAGGAAGAAGAGAAAAAAGACGAGTTAAAAGAATATAGTGAAGGCGTTCAAAAACGTATTGCTAAATTAACTCGAAAAATGCGTGAAGCAGAAAGACAAAAAGAAGAAGCAATCGCTTATGCGAAAACAGCTAAAGATGAAAGAGATTCTTTGCAATCTAGATTTTCTAAGCTGGATAAGTCTTATGTTTCTGAGTTTGAATCTAGAGTAAAAACAAACATGGAAGCTGCAAGAGTTGCATTAAAAAGTGCAATTGAAGCAGGTGATGTTGATGCTCAAGTTAAAGCTCAAGAACAAATGGCAAATCTAAATGCAGATGCAGTTAGATTAGCTTCTCTTAAAACATTGAAGGAAGAACAACCAAAACAGGAAAAACAAGTTAATGTAAGTCCTCAACAGACTACACAACCTGTTAGAACTGATCCTAAAGCAGAGTCTTGGGCAGCTAAAAATAGCTGGTTTGGTAATGATACTGCAATGACATATACTGCATTTGACATGCATAAAACACTCGTAGAGAAGGAAGGTTTCGACCCTTCATCTGACGAATATTATACGGAAATAGACAAAAGAATGAGGGTTGAATTTCCAAATAAATTTGGTAAGATGGAAGGTTCTACAGAAAAAGTTGTTAAACCAACTCAGAATGTAGCATCAGCTAAACGACCAAGCGTTACAGGTCGCAGAAAAACTGTGAAACTCACACCATCACAAACGGCAATCGCTAAAAGATTAGGTGTGCCACTTGAAGAGTACGCAAAACAATTAATCGCGAAGGAGGCGTAACATGAAAAACGACAACATAAAAACTCATCGCGCGAGTCAGACAAGAGATAAGGTTAAAAGACCTACTACTTGGACTCCCCCGTCATCTTTAGATGCACCACCTGCGCCAGACGGTTTTAGGCACAGATGGATAAGAGCTGAGACAATGGGATTTGACGATAGTCAAAACATGTCCGGCAAGATCAGATCCGGATGGGAACTCGTGAGAGCAGACCAATATCCAGGAACTGACTATCCAACTGTCAAAGACGGTAAATATGCAGGAGTCATAGGGGTTGGCGGCCTATTGCTGGCTAGGATACCAGAGGAGATCGCAAAAGCTCGTGAAGACTACTTCAATAAGCAAACTGAAGCTAGAGACGAAGCAGTAAACAACGATCTCATGAAGGAACAGCATCCAAGTATGCCGATCGATAGTGAAAGGCAGACTCGTGTAACCTTCGGTGGTACAAAGAAAAGTTAATCTTTTAACGATTCTAAATCACTGAATTAACAATAAGCCGTTCACGGCATGTGTCGTGAACAAAAGGAGATAAACTATGGCAAATAAAAACACTCAAGGTTTCGGATTCAGACCTGCTATGAGAGTTGGAAACACTCCAGCTATTCAAGGGCAATCTAAGTACGAGATCGATGCAGGTGACGCTAACGCTATCTTCAATGGAGAACCTGTTAAAGTTAATATTCATAACGCAACAGGTGGTTATATCACTACTGCAGCAAACGGTACTGCAATGGTTGGAGTTTTAAATGGTGTGTTCTACACAGATGGAACATCTTTAAAACCAACTTTCAGTAACTTTTATGCAGGTGGCATAACTCCAGCGAATAGTGAAGACGTAACTGCATTTGTTAACGATGATCCTTTTCAGGAATACATCGTTGCATCTGACGCTACACTCGGAGGCACGTTAGCATTAAGAAAGTCCAAAATTGGACAGACTTTTGCATGCGCGGCTTCAGCTGGTGACAGTACAAACGGTAGATCTTCAATTCAACTAACAATTGGCTCAGCAGCAACAACTGCTAAACAGTCTAGAATTGTTAGAGTGGCTGAAGACCCAGAAAACTCAGACCAAACAGCGGCAAACTGTTCGTTAGTTGTTAAAATCAACTTACATCAGTACTTAGTCGGTAGTTTGGCTACAGGTATATAATAGGAGGAAATGAACTATGGCAATATCACGATCACAACTAGTTAAAGAACTAGAACCAGGTTTAAATGCTCTATTTGGCCTGGAGTATAAAAGATATGAGAATCAGCATGCTGAAATCTTTGACACAGAAAATTCTGACAGAGCTTTTGAAGAAGAAGTTATGTTATCTGGATTTGGAAACGCACAGGTTAAAGCAGAAGGTCAAGGCGTATCATTTGATGATGCACAAGAGACTTTCACAGCTAGATACACTCATGAAACGATAGCACTTGCTTTCGCAATCACTGAAGAAGCGGTTGAAGATAATTTGTATGACAGACTTGCGTCTAGATATACAAAAGCATTAGCTAGATCTATGTCGAACACTAAACAAGTGAAAGCGGCAAACGTTCTAAACAATGCATTCAACGCTAACAACAAAGGTGGCGACGGAAAAGCATTATGTGCTGACGACCACCCGACATTAGCGGGATCTTTCAAGAACGAGTTAAGCACTTCTGCTGACTTGAACGAAACATCATTGGAGCAGTCTATGATAGACATCGCTGCAATGACTGATGAAAGAGGTCTTAAAATTGCGGCTAAAGGAATGAAAATGATTATTCCTTCTGCGCTTCAATTTACTGCTGAGAGATTGATGAAATCTCAAGGTAGAGTTGGAACAGCTGACAATGATATCAACGCAATCGCGTCTATGGGAATGGTTCCACAAGGTTATGTGGTTAACAATTACCTAACTGACACTGATGCGTTCTTTATCAAGACAGATGTACCTAACGGCATGAAAATGTTTGTTAGAGCACCAATTAAGACAGCTATGGAAGGTGACTTCGATACTGGTAACGTAAGATACAAAGCTAGAGAAAGATACAGCTTCGGCTTTTCTGACCCTAGAGGTATTTTCGGCTCACCAGGAGCGTAATCTTAATTAAATTAATGTGGCGGCCTAAAAACCGCCACATTTACAAGACAAAAGGTATTATGGAAAAAGACTTCAAAGTTAAAATATTTGCATACGGATACAGAACAGAATTTACGATTAAAGCAAAAGATCTGCCAGAAGCTATAGAACAATCTATAGTTGACAAGTTGGGAGAAAATAGTGTAAAGTGGGATAAATCAGGATTTTACGATAAACGTAAAAAATGGATTACTTACGAGGAGATTTATGATGCAAATACACTTAAACGACCTTTACAAACAAAAGAGGTCCTTGGAGTTGAACTGGGAACAGGAGCATCTGAATGAGGGTAGATATACTCTCAATATGGTTAACATTG